TGGAAATTTATCTATATCTTTATAAGCTAAATCACCAATTTTTAAAACTCTACCTACTGTTGTTAAATATGATATATCATCTTTAACAGCATCAGGTAATAATATACCACCTTTAGTTTTTTCTTTTATACTTATTGGTCTAACTAAAACATGATATCCAGGCAAGTCTGGTAAAATATCTGGATCTAATTTATTATCATCAGATATCCATGTATTATTTTTCATTGCTTTACCTAAAGCTACTTGTTGCATTAATTTTCCTCCAGTCGTTTTTTTACTATATTATTAAAAGTTTGTTTAGCCCACTCTATACTTTGTATAGAACCAACCATTTGCCTATAGTGAGGATAATCTTCAGCAGAACCATTGCCTAATGATTCTTGTAGTTTTTTAATTTCCTCACTATAAGCATGTCTTATTTCATCAAATAGTTCCATTAGTTATCAAGCAAATGGTGTAGCTAATGAACCATCTCCGTAAACAATTCCATCTACATGCCATACAGCAGTAGCACTTCCTTGTCCACCAGTAGCAATACCTATACAATTTATTCTGCCACCAACAAATCTACCTTTAGTATCAGCATCCATTACAATTTTATCATCATCTGAACCATCAGCATAAAATTGTTTAGCACTTACAGTTCCTGGTGCATCTTTATCCCAAATAAGTAAATTTGAAGATGTTGAATAAATATCATTAGCAGATGCTCCATCAAGACTAAAAGTACCTGTAAAAGTTGTACCAATAATAAATGAATAGTTTAATCCTGCAGCAGCAGTTGGTAAAGTTACAACAATACCTGCAGCTCTATTTAAAAGATAGGTAGTATTTGAATCTCCAGATGTTACAGTTTTTGTTGCAGCAGTAATACTTTCTATAACTCCAACAGAATTAGTAGCACCTGTCATTTTCATAGTACCAGTACCAGATACATTACCACTTGAGTCAATAGTAAAGTTATCAGTTGCTGTACCATTTGATAAAGTGATTTGTTTAAAACCACCTTCGGACCTGACTGGTCCATTAAAAGTTGTGTTTGCCATTTTCTTCTCCTTAAATAATCTACTGTCTCGGCAGGTCTGCTAGGTCAGTCAGTAGAAGTTAATAAACCCTAGAAATTATTTATTTAAATCTTTTATTAATTTTAATGCTTCTGAATCTTCTTTTTGTTCTACTTCAGTTTGTTTTTTTGCAGAATCAAAAAGCATTTTTTGTTGTTCTAATTCAATTTTATCTTCTTCAATAGCAAGTTTAGTCATTATATCTAATTGTTTTAATGCTTCTCTACTTGTTCTATCTGCATCAGATTTTTGTGTTCGTAGTTGTGCTGACATTCCCTTATCAGTAGCATCAATCATTTGAGCTTGACGTTTAATATCTAACTCTTGAGCTTCAATAGATATCTTTGCATTTTCTTTTGCAGCATCAAGTTTTAATTTTTCTTTTTCTAATTCAACTTTTGCTTGTTCTAATGCAACTAACTGTTGCTCTGGTGTCATAACTTGACCTGCTGCCATATTTGCATTTAATACATCTTTTGCTGCAGCAGCCATAACAGCTTCAACATCTGTTGGTGTTCTTGGTTGTTGTGGCATTTGCTCCATCATAACTCTAGAAGTACCACTCATTTGTTCTTGATATTTCATAGTTGTATGTTCTTGTATATTAGCTTCTAATACTGGCTTTACTCTAGCCATAATAGGATTCGCACCATTCATAGGATCTTGTAAGTATGCCATCTTTACTTGAATATGAGCATCATGATTTTGTCCTGGAAATGCAGCTATAGGTATACCTTTTGTAGCAGCCATAATATCAGATACAGGATCTAATGGTTGAGGTTGTGGTGCCATTGGTAATATCTCTTCTATGTTCGGCATATTAGCAGCATTTAAAATTGTTCTATTTAATGCTTCAAGATTAAACATTCCTGGTGGTGATTGTTGTGCCATTTGTAAGGCCATATTAGCTAACATCATTCTATGTGCATTACTCGGTATGTTAGGATCACTTACAGGTATAACATCTACAACACCATCAAAATCTTTTTTAAATATTTCTCTACTAGCATTTGGAACATCATAAGGATATTGTGTTGGAAGATAATCATAATCTATTTCAGCAATAATTTTAAATTCATCTCGTTGAGATTTATGTAATCGTTTGTGAATACCAGAAAAGAATTTACTAGAAGCTTCTATTAAAGCCATAGTAGTTCCAACTGGTCCATAGGAGGCAGCATCAGAAACTATTTGTTCTGTGCTGTCTGCAAACTTCTGACCTGCAGCAGTTACAAATCCAAGCATGTTGTATAGTACCGAGGAAGGCTCTTTATATGGGAGAGGAACAATCGCCTTTTGTAAGTCTATACCAGTTGCTTCGACCTCCTTGAACTCACCAGGAGCAATAGGTTCGTTGTCGCCCACCATTCTTACTCCTTTAGCCTTAAAACCTCCTGGTAAATTAGCAAACTGTCCAGCATCAACAAGGCTTCTCATTGCTGCTGTTGCTGTTAATGTTAAATTACCTAGGAAATGTATAAGACCTAACCCATAAAAACTAAAGCCTGGCACAAATTTGTAGTGGACAAAATGCATCCTTTTTTCTTTATTTGCATCATTTGCTTTATAGTTTCTACGAATACTTAATACTTGGCGAGACTCCTGTTCTACTGTTACAATATAAGGAGCAAACTCGCCTTCTTGACATTCTGGGTCAGGGATATCAAGATATAAATGTTGTTCTAGTAATACATATTGTGGATCATTATCAGATGTTGGTGATATTCCCATAATAGTATTTATTTTTTCTGCAAAACCTGTTTGAGATGGACTACTTGCATCTGGTAAATTTGTATCAACATAAATACCAGACTCCATATCTTTTTGCATATCAACCGGATTACGATAAATTACGTGTGTATATCGTTCTGCTTTTCGTAAATTAGAAGCATAGTACGATACATAGAATTGATCAATCGGTACAAACTCTGAAACAGGTCTTTCTAATCCAGCATCATAGTATACTTTCTTAATGGCAGAACCTATGAGTGGTAAATGAAATAACATTCTTTCAAACTCATCAAAGTATTCTGGCATTTGTTCAGTCAACTGATAGTTCATAAAGTTCTGAACTCTATTTGCCTGTTCTTGTTTATCAACAGATTGGTTTCCTAGTATCTGTGCTTTAACAGGCCCACCAGAAGGAAATAATTCTTGTGATGCTTTTGCTTGAAATTTAACAGCAGATTCAATTAATAATGGATGAACTGCTGTACATGCACCTTCAAAAGGTTCTGTCGCATCTTCTAATTTTAAACCTAATAAATCAAAACCTCTTTCAAACATAGAATCCCATTCTCCTCTGGATTCTTTATCTGCTTGAAAGTTATCAATTACAGTATGTGAAATTGTTTTTAATAATTGATCATCTAAATCTGATGCAATATTTGCATAGTATTCTGCTGCTACAACTTCTTCTTGTATATTCTCTTCACCAAAATTTACTACAACTCCACCATCTGTATCTACTTCAAAAGAAACATCTGCATCTGCTTGTGGGGTTTCTATTGATACAACATTTGTTGTTTCTGTTTTTTGTTCAAATGGATTTTTTTCTATTGCCATTATAGCCTCTCCTTAATATAGCCACCAGTTTTAAATCTAGCTGCTCCTTTTTTTAAATAATCTTTTTTCATTTGTGGTGTAATCTCTAATCTATATGATGCACCATCTTTAGTATTATTATCAACAAATGTAGTATCACGTTTTGCATTATATTTTTTTGCTATATCATCTAAATATCCTACATATTTTGTATCATAATTTCTACCAACCTTTGCTGATTTATGAATTACAAGTGAATCATTTATCATTTGCTTTATAGCTTCTTTATTTTTTTTAGTTTTTGAGTAGGGATTTGTAACGTCTGCTATTTTAAATATTCTTTGTAATGCAGGTGCTGATAATTTATATAATTTATATTTAGATAAAATTTTATCTAATTTTTCTTTATTAGCAAGAGACAGCATTGGTAAATAATCAGACTTATAATATTTAATATATTTATTTTCTGAATCTGAAAAACTTAAATCATCTTTTGTTTTTTTTGGAAATTCAAGATCTTCAACATCCTTTAAGAAAGAATCAAAATTTTTAAATAATGTATCTCGTGTTTCTAGTTTATCTCGTTGTAAATCATATTGCCCTCTTGATTGTGAATATCTATTATACTGTACTCTACCATGCGTTAAAGTAACACTCGGTATATCTCTCTCTGCAGCATCACGTATTATTCTATCTATGGGAAACTTATACCAATCATCTTTTTTACCTATAGATAGCACAGGAAATTCTGGTGGTAACTCTCTTAATAATGTATTTAAACGATTTCTATTTGCTAATCTTTTACTTTTATTACTTAATTTATTTAATATTTTATCGTTTTTATATATTTTATCAAAGTCATTTAAAATTTTTCTATTCTCGTCTATTTCTTTTCTAATATTTATTAAGGCTTCTTTAAATATAGGATTAACTTTATTTACATTAGCTGGGCTTACTTCTTGTTGATAATCTTTTATTTTGCCTTCTGCGTAACGTTCCTCTATTCTTAAATCGTTTATTTTATCATTTACTTTATTTAAATCTACATTGTGTTTTTTTTGTAATTCTTTTAATTTTTTATCTCTAATTATTTCAGTTGCTCTTAATTCTTGCATTGTTTTGTCTTTTCTAAAGCTAATACCTTTTGGAGCATAACCTTTTCGTAATAGTTTAATATCTTGTTCTGTAATACCTGGTAATAAATTACCATCAACATAAAAAGAATCAGCATCTTTTTGTGCTTGTTTTTTAGCTGTTATTACATCAGCTGCATATTCTGATTGTACTTCTTCAATATGTACTGTAGGGTTTCCATCACCATCTATTCTATCTTTAACTCTTACTCGTGAAAAATAATTTGGCTCATTTTTATAATGCCAATGATTATACTCTATAGGTTTATTTTTTCTATCATAATTTTCTAATTTATCTTTTAAACCTTGCCATTCTATTGTAAATCCTTCTGGTGTATCATAGGTATACTTATTACCTATCTTTACTAATTCTGCTAATCGAACTTCTTCTTTATTTGTTAGAGGATATTCTAAATTTCTTTCTCGCCATTTTTGAGGAATTGAAAAAATAAATTCTCTATATCTTTTTGAATTAGTTCTATCATCTCCATCTATAGTATATCTACCATATTGAGGATTATCTTTCCATCCAGGATCTCTTGGATTATAACTATATACTCTTTCTTCAATAGGAATACTATGTTGTTTCATATAGGATTGAATTTGTTCTTTTGTAACTTCTTTTTTACCTTTTAAAAATTTTGTTAATCCTGTCCAATCAAGTTCTTCTTGTTTAGCTTG